ACAACTGAGAAGGAAATGGAGAACCGAATCATGAACCAAACAACCAAACAACCAACCGAAATTTTTGCTGCGTCGATCGCTACCATCCTTGATGCAGTCGGCGAAGAACACGACCGCGAGCGCGAGATCATCGTGCGTCGCTTTGGCCTCAAAGAGCGCCGCGAAACGCTCGAGCAGATCGGCGAGCTGCTTGGCATTACGCGCGAGCGCGTCCGCCAGCTCGAGAAAGCCATCGTGGTGCGCCTCAAGCTTGCTGCCGAAGCAGGTGAGCTAGAGGGCCTGCACGACGCCGAGCGCCTCATCATCCGCGACCTCTCCAACTCGACGCAGCGCGCACTAAAGCAAGACCTGCACACCTTTGCCGGATTTAAGACCTACCACCACCTGCAGGAGGTGGCCGGCCGGTCGCGCAATGCGGACGGCACTCTAAAGAGCTGGCAAGAGTTTGTAGCCGATACGGTTAAGATTGACGACAAGTACAATAAAACCTGGCTCAAGGCTGAGTACGCCTTTGTGCAGGCATCTGCCCAAATGGCGGCCAAGTGGGAGCGCTTTGCGGAGTTTGGCGACGCGTACGATCTCCTCTACAAGACCGCAGGAGACGAAAAAGTACGCGCTGACCATGCCCGCCTTAATGGTATGTGTCTCCCCTTTAGTGACCCTGCGTGGGACACCTGTTTCCCGCCCAACGGCTGGGGGTGTCGGTGCGATGTAATACAGGTAATCCCGGGGACGCACCCACGCTCTCAAAGCGAGGAGGTCATCGATCTCATGGAGGAGATGACCCCCGGTAAGCAGGAGATTTTTAGATTTAATCCGGGCAAAGAGGGGCGACTTATACCCCCAAAACACCCATACTATGGAAAAGATGGGAATAAAGAAAGAGCGAAAATTGAGAAAAATCTAGGGGATGACTATATCCCGACCAAGAGGATCATCGAGACAACCAAGGATGGGCATACTATTGAGCTATACGACAATGTAGATACAACAAAATCAGACTACAAACAGATACTTGCGTCTGCATGCTATTTTGCTAAAAATGGGGAGGACGTCGAGATCTTGCCAAACGTGCAACATGGGGCAAGAGATTTTGATTACAAGACTATATATGCAGACTTAATCGGGACTGAGTACGAGGGCAAATGTCCCGATTTGCGTTGTACAAAAGATGGAGTAAGCGTATATAGAGAGGTCAAAGGATACAGTGACAACACAGACGGTAAACGTGCAATAAAAAACATGCTCAATAGGGGATTAGAGCAATCTCCTCGAGTCATAATACAACGTCACCCCGATTGGACGGATTACTTTGTAAAAAAGGTAATTGCCAATCGCTGTAGAAACGGCGACAAAATAGACGAAGTTTGGATACAAGAGGGTGAAACCGAAAATGTTATGATTATCTATAAAAAGACGGAAGGCTAACACTTATGAACTAAGTATTAGCCCCCGCGGACGAAGAATAGCGGCATTACCCGGTTAATCCTCACCACAAAGATAATAATAAAATCGGAATAAACAAATCATGGAACTAGATAAGCAAGACCTTGAGCGCTTGTTAGCTAACGATCTACTCGTCATCATGCAGGAGGAGACCGCAGAGGCATTTGTACGCAAGGAGTGGGATGGTAAGGCGTGGCCTCCACGCAAGCACGAGGATGGCATCGGCTCTCTTATGCTGCGCAGCGGGGCACTAAGGCGGAGCATCACGGTTGAGGCGGACGGCAACCAGGTCGTTATCAACAGCAGCACTCTCTATGCTCATATACACAACGAGGGAGGGGTTGTACAGGTCCCGGTAACAACCAAGATGCGAAAATATTTTTGGGCGATGTATAAAAGCACAAAAGACCCTAAATACAAGGCGCTTGCTATCACTAAGCGGACGCAGCTTACCATCCGCATACCTAAGCGCCAGTTTGCAGGTGTTACGCGTCATACACGCCGTAAATGGCGCAAGGCAGTAGACTATCGGTTGCAGTCTCTCGACCTCCTAGGCTCCGTAAAAGCAAAAATCAAGAGATAAAAAAGGGGAGGCTATCAGGCCTCCCCCACGATCGAAAAATCGAAAACGATAGTTTTGTAATCGTTTCAATTCACGCACCCAAAGGCGCGACGTCATTGCTGACAGCGCAAAGGTAATCATTTTTTTGACTTTGTCGTATCCTTATCGACAATAAGGATCTCTTTGCCGTACGCCTCGAGCAGCCGAAGTAGCGTTGAGAGACGCACATCACGACGCGCCTCCTCGATGTCCTGTAGCTGAGTTGCACTCGTCACTATCCTATCCTTAATGAGTCGATACTGCGTAATACCGCTCTCCTCGCGCAGTGCACGCAGTATCGCACCAAACTCCTTGTTTGTCATATACTAATTAATTGTCAAACATATCAAAGCATTGATGCTTTGCAGCCCTGTATAATGTCCAATCTCCCTTTCCGTAGCTGCCCCAGCCAAGCCCTGTATTGAGGTTTATGTAGTACACATCTTTTGTCTCGACGATAGTTATCTCAAACTCCTCCTCTCCTTTTGATGCAAGAGCTGTTTTTATCTCACTGTGTCTAAACGCATCGAGAGGTTCGCAGTCACAAAAAGAGACGATATGCTCTATACAGTCCTCATACTCCCTGAGCTCCTCTACGTATGCAGGAGTAGAGTCGATAATTGATAGCCTAAATCTGTTATCCATATTCTTTTCAATTAGCGGGGGCGGCTGCCCGCCCCCTTGTTGTTTATTCTTGTTACTTAATTACTACTTTTTTACCGCCCTTGAGTGCGTCTATAATCTCTGACGCATCATACTTAGTAAGACTTCGCTGAGCGTTCGTGTTCGAGGGGAAATCCCACCCCTCGATATTGCCCTCTGTCGCAAGGGCATCGATATACTTAATTTGTGCGTAAGTCATGGCGATCTTGTCGGTTGCCTTGTGCCAAGTAGTTGTGATTTCTACTACTTCGATTTCTTCTTCTGCAGTAGCTTCCTTATCGTCTTCTACGTTGCTTGAGTAGAGTACCTCTACGTTGCTTCTCCGAATCTCGCTAGCTTCTACGGGGTCCATGATTTCCTTTTCTTCGATTGACATATAAACCGTTGTAGGCTTAAACATCATGATCTCACCGAGTTCTACTTCAAGTACCAATCCTGCACCTTCTACGTTGAGGATGCGGATAGACTTAATGGCGTCTGCGTGTCTGTCGCTGCAGAGGTAGCATTCTAGTGCGCTGTCGGTTCCATCAATCGTAAAGTCAATGTACTGACCAGCTCCGAGTTGTTGTAGTTTTTCGATCGTTGTCATTTTCGTTTTCTTTTTTCGTTCGTTTCTTTTTGTTCTGTCTCTTTTGACACTACAAAGGTAGTAATATATTTCATACGTGCAATACATTTCACACACAAAATATTCGCCATGTATAAGATTTACGTTTATATAACACTTGGCGCACGCAAGTGTAAACAAAACCGCCCGAATTGTAAATAAAAAGGGGTGCTGCATCTCCCGACGTAGCACCCCCGAATCAAAAGATGAGAAATAAACTAACTAACCCTCAGGTGCTGCTCCCTCTGAGAGCACCTCTATGTTGTGCCACTCTCGCTCTGTGAGATGGAGCACAAAACGCAATCCACCCTCCATCACACACTCCTTGCGAGTGGTAGGGATACGTCTATCTCTTGCTGCTGCAGTGCTTACCACTGCAACAAATCCCTTACCGGATGGAGTAAAACGTATACCCCTGCTCATACCTCTGTCATATTGAGGGGGATGGTCGCCCAGCCCGTTGCCTCCTTAACCTGCGCTTGCACAAAGGTGCGAGAGGCATAAGGTTGATACGACTCCTCGATGATTTTCACCCCCTCAAGGAGGACATCATCCTTTCGCCGCTCAGCCAGTTGTCTGAGCTGTATCACTCTTGAGGGTTGCAGTGCTCCGCGCTTATTACGCGAGAGGAGATGCATTACCGTCCTTACAAGATCTTCGCTATCCTGATCCTTTGCGAGTGACTGTAGATACTTCGTAACGATCGCAATACCATCCTCTACCGTGTCCCTGTAATCGTCAACAACACGATTACCGATAGTTATCCTGTAGTGCGAGTCAGAGGTCGTAAAGGTATGCGTATACTGCCCTCCCTCGCGCGAGAGGTGCATCACCTCATCCTTCATCTTCAGGATCGTCCTAAAATTGTCGAAGATAGTATCCTTGATCATCCGCATCTGTTCGCTAAGCTCGCCCAGTTGAGCGACAGCTGCAGCTACCTCATCATTAACAAGACGAGCGTATTCTTCACGTTGCGCCTTGCGCGCTGCTTCCTCCCGCTCCTGGGCTTTCTTAGCTCTAAATTCTTCATACTCAGCCCGTTCTTCGGGCGTCATGGTTACTTGTTCTTCCATATTACTACTTATTTTAGTGATTATATCTAATTGCTAGGGTTAGATCGATATGACAACTCTCGCACAGACGCAAGCAACTACCCCATGGTCTGTGGTACAGATCTACTTCCGGTTTTGTCTTAACTCGTCCGTCATAGTTATCTATAATCTTCTGTGCCTCAATCTTGATTTTTTCGACCTCTTCGTCGGTAAGGAGTTGATGTTTGTATCCATTGGCGAGGGTCTGTAGCTGAGATTCCAGTTTGTTTTTTGCCTGTGTGGCCCAAATGGCAACAAACCACCACTCCTTCCGAGATTCTTTTTTTTGTCCTTCTATCATATCAACCAACCTTTTATCGTACTAAGTGATAGGCTGAGTAGCTCTATATCCCTTGCCATCATAACACCCCATTGTCGCACACAATTAGCGGCGTCGGCAAAATCATCTGCATTGATAACAAACGATAGCGACTCCTTGCGAGCACGCCCATTGTCGTCGAGTTCTGTCGCAGCACATCGAGCGCGATACCACTTGTCGCGATGCCTTTCACGATCGCAAACGGCAATTATCTGTTCTACTTTGACCTGCTTGATACTCAGTATATCAACGTCTCGATAAGAGCTAAGCTCGTTAAGCATTGCGATCTCAGCCTCATGCGACATCAACGCAGAGACAAGATAGACCTCCGTTACCTTTTTGTACCTACCGGCATCATCGATACGCTCATAGCGTACCTTGACCTCATAGTGCAGTTTTGTAATCATAATATTATATCGTTATTAGTGTATACATACCTATTGCATCGAGCACGACAGACAGCATCAGACTCGTACAAACAAATACAGATACAGCGTTGCTCCATGTGCCCATATTTTCTTCGCACATCGCCTTAACAATAAGACCTATAATATATGCGCATATCCCTGCGTGCGATAAAAACACGAGCACGCCTAGTGTGATTAGTATCGTCATCATCTCCTCCTCTTTTGATAGTCTTCCTCCACTCGTTTTATATCCTTGAGCTTGATGCTAAACGCCCCATATAGACTCCGCAACCGCTCCCGGGGGATGCGGTTAAACTCGCATATCCCACACGACCTGCAGGCCACTCCCTTAATGTAAGAGATACTGACCTCACTCTTACCGCACGACTTGAGGTACTTACCGATCATTGCAATTAGCCGCTTACGCAGCGCGTCCATTGAGTCGCGTCCGTGTATCTTGTCGAGCTCACGCGCAAGACAAGCGCACACGTCGATAAGTTGATGCTGTGAGAGGTCGCGACTACTCTCTACGTTGTACAGCGCGAGCAGGGAGCTGCGCTCCTCTGTCGTCATACCCAGCTGACCAGCGAGGGTATGGTATTTCTTTATGAGATCCTTTTGGATCTGATCCATTACCTTAGTTTCTTTCATTGTTTTATACTCCTAACGTTTCTTTTAGTGCCTGATACAGGTGCTTACGAGCTGCCTGTTGAGCCTCCTCAAGATCATAATACTTACCGAGGACATCTTTATGATCCTTTTTAAGGATACACTCATTGTCCTTGATCAAGATTACATATGTAACAAGCGGAGTGCGACAAGCGATGCAGCAGACGTCCGTATTATTGACAACACGCCATCCTAACTCAATATCGTAGATGATATCACACTTAACGCTCTTATGCATATCCTCTACCACGATATCTTCCGCAGCACGGGTCTCCGATAAGACAATATCTACAATTCCCCTCGACTTTTTGCTCTTATACCGCCTATAGAGATGCTGTCTAACAGCCTCTCTCATCTCCTCGAGAGCTAACACATACCTATCCGCTATCATACTCCTCCTATCCTTTCTTCGTATTTCCATCCCTTAATCCTGAGTGCTTGCTTAGCCCTGCTTACATGGTCTTCGAGCGCGCGCTGCTTTGCCGCGTCGATGGTGGGGTAGGTCTCCTTACCCCCTCCTGCGTCGAGCACCCATTCACGCCCTCGAGGCTCTATCATGTAGACCATGTAGGGTGTTGTCCCGAGCCATGTACGCTGATCATACGACGACCAGCGTATGCCTTCAATTCTGATTTGTCCCATTTCTTCTTTATTTAGTATTCAACATAGCAAAATGACTGAGGAGGAGTGATCCCTGGATAAGCCTCTTGTAGCAGTCTAGGTCTAGGGTATGGACTAAATGAGCCTATCTGTATAGCATACCCAACGGATTTACCCCCAAAATATTCATCGAAGCAGTCTTTAGAGATGCCCGATTGTAGTGCCGTCCGTTCCCAAAGCCTTTCAGGGGTATCACACAAGACGTCTTTCACGTCGATCTCTCCAACGACACGACAAACAGGGCTTGAGGAGTAGACAACAATCCTACTTATATTGCGATTCTTATAAATGGTCTTCCTGTATTCAAAGAGTTTCTTCCCTCGCATAATCTCTTCAACAAAAACGGGCTTAATCGACAATAAAATCTTCATACCTATTCATCCATTTCTGCGTTAAACTTTCTCTTTCGGGCTTCAAAGGCGACAAAATCCGCCCCTCCGTAGCCATCCTCTGTCGAGTAGCGAGTCTCGCATCGTGCGATCCCTCCTACCACTCTCACCTTGATATCCGCATCGTGCTTGAGCTTGATTTGCTTGCTATTGTAAGCGTCCCCGTTGCGCTCTTGACCGATAAGGACAAAGAGCTTGCTAGGGTACTCGTGCCGCAAGGCTATGAGCTCGCTTGCCGGTGCGTCCTCGAGATACATTACCGAGTCAATAAAAACGACGTCGGGGGATTTCTTCTTCGCCAGCCGCTTGCGGAGCTCGGGGAGCGGCTCTCGGTCAAGCAGCATAATATGATTACCGCACTCTGCCATCCCGGCTCGCTTCCAGGCCTGCTGCATAGCGGGCGACAGACCTTGCTCGAGGGAGTTGTACGCCACCTTGCGGACAAACTCTGTGAGGTACTTAGCGAGCTGCAGGCAGTAGGTGGTCTTGCCGCTCCCGCTCTTGCCATAAACAAACCACATACCCTGTAGAGCCGGCCGCCCGAGATGGGCGAGCCATGCGCCCCCGAAATCCGCAAGGGTAAACTGTGCGGTAAGCACGTTACTATTAGAGTAAGTCTTAGCCATAATCCTATGCAGCCTCGCTCTTAGCTACGTATATAGCCCGCTTAACTCGACGCAGGTCGCCCTCGCTCTCCTTGCTGATCTCGCGTATCTTGCGATCGCTCTCGATGCCGTTAGCGCGACACACTACCGCTACATCCTCCTCGCTGATACCCTCAAGAGCGACAAAGCGGCGTCCGATGCGGCTGTATATCTCCTCGTAGCCTCGCCTACCGAGACGCAGCCCTCTCTTTACACGCTTTTCAAGGTAGGATGTAGCACAAAGGACAATCCCGCATCGCCCCTCCAATTGATTGTATAGAGTGATAAAAAAGTAGAGCACCTGGTCACTCAGTTTGTCCGCCTCATCGAGTATAAGGAGGGGGCTATCCGTCTTACTCAGCGTATCCACCACGTCCTCCATCATCTCATTAATTGTGCAGCCCGCTACATTCGCGCCCATTGATTTTAAGAGCTTAGCGACAAAGGTGCGCCGGTTCCAGTGCTCGCTGCATACGAGGTGGTACACATTACGACCCTTGCTCATATAGTCCCTGCAGGCCTCTGTCTTACCACTACCAGCCTCACCAACCACAGACGCTACAAGGCTATCACGCTGAGCCGCGGAGAGCAAAAAGGTCATCTCTTGATACGCCTGTGTCTCGGCTAGTACCCACCCCGACTCCTTGCGTCGAGTTTGTTGCGCAATACTCCGCCACATCTCCTCTGAGATGCTCTCTAAGTCCGTCGAGTTGAGGATCTTGTTAATCGTCGCGCTCGATACGCCTACGAGGCTGTTTGCGGCCTTTTTTTGACTCCCCTTGAGCGCAACATACGCTCTGAGTTGTTCCGTTATTTCTCGCTTGTCCATATGATTAGTTATTTCTTGTCTTTCCTTCTATCCAGCGCGGCAGTGAGTGTCGCGCAAAGTAGCTCCATGCAGCTACAAAGTTGCCCATGACCACCAGGTAGTAGAGGGCAAGGGCAAGCGCACTCAAGTCCTCGCGAGGCTCTGCCATCAAGGACAGCCCCGTAATCAAGATCCATACCGTCTTGATAGTGTCTAATACAATCTCTTTCCGTCTCATCTTATCTCCGTTTAACCCTCGATTAAACGCCGTTTAATCATAGTTTTTTTAGCCATTTTCTTTCTCTTTCGAGGGCGGTATCGCCCTCATCGGTAGGTTGTGAGGTTACAATCTCCTCGTAGTCCTCCTCATAGTCTACCTCCTCACTCATTGTCCCGATCTCCTTACTCCGTTGATCCTTGTGTTGTCCCTTGCTATCCACCAGCAAGCAGCTGCCCAAAAAGCCCTTAATCTTAGCTTGATCAATCACATCTGCAGCAATATCATGACAGCTAGTAAGACGAGCTACCTGCTTGCGCTCCAGCTCCTTATTGTACGCCTCAATGCGTGCCAACTTGGCAGCGTCGCCGGGCTTGCGCTCTACAAGTGCCATCGGTTGTTCCTCCTTAGCCTCCAAGAGGTACTGACGCGAGCCGTCCGCATTGACTGCAAGGGCAGTATCGAGGTCGTCCGGGTCGTACTTAATTGTCCATTTTTCGGAGATGCTGCACTCACGCAGCGAGGGGTCGAAGCAATCGTAACCCCTGCGCGCCCCGAGCAGTGTCGGGCGGAATCCGTTAGCCTCGAGAGCTATCGTCTTACCCGTGTCAAGACCAAAATGCAGGAGATAACGGTCGCGGGGCATCTCTAGTCGATACTCGTCCGAGAGAGCATTGAGGTAGCCTTTGTACTCCTCGAGCTTTTGCCTGCGCTCATACTCGATGATCGCCGCAATTTGTTCTACCACCTCGGCCGAGGTCGGGAAATACTTGCGGTGTAAGTTAAGTGCCTCTTGGTTGGGTTGCTTACCCCCTCGAGAGGTAACCCCCTTACCTGCCCAGTTGACCTGTGTTTGGCAATAATGAGTATTGAGATAGTCAAAATAGGACTCTACCGGCTTTGCCTTAGCGTTGCCCACGCTCGCTGGGGTAACACGTGCCGCGATGGCAGCATACAGGGGCGTAAGGCTCTTAATTGCGTAGTTGTCCGTCTGCAGCTGATTGACGCGCAGGAGCGTACCCGTGAGCGACTTGATGTGTAGGATCGCATTACGCAACGCCGCCTTGATGAGAGCCGGGCTCTCGTGGTCGCCCACTGCGTACCCCACCGGATAGTTGCAGCAAGGGTCGAGTACTACTACCACGGTCTTACGCTTGTGATAGGTAGTTGCGCCTCCGCCCCTGGGCTTATCCTTATATAAGAGCTCGGCAGTCCATCCGTCCATGCTCCATATATAGCAAGCGGCCGTTGGTTTGCTACGCTTAACGGTCATCTGTCGATGAGCCCGATGCTGACGCACGCCCTTGCGCCCAATCATGATAAGATTGTTGTGCTTGCGACGCCATACCCGCACCGTAGCCGCCGAGATAGCCTCCCAGCTATTACCCTCAGCAATCTTATTGTAGAGAGCAGCTACCGCTGTGTCGTCTAGGTTGTTGTAGTGACCGATAAGGCTAAGCAATAGCCCCTCTTGCTCTTCGCCCTCTATCTTGAGGGCGTTGCGGTTTGCGAATTTTGCACTCACAAGAGCCTCATATCCGCGCTTGTTGTACTCGTTGTACTTGCGCTGCAGGCTCCGATCCTTGCGAGGGAGGCTATTCGCCCATCGCCCCTCAATTCGGGGGAGTGCCTCTGCCGCCCTGCGCCAAAAATCCGCCCGGGGGAGGCGCGGTTGACTCTGCTTGATGCGCTCTCCGTCCGCCTCTGTTATGAGCCTGTGATACGCATTGAGTATTGATGCATTGTTAGCGTACTCCGACTGCTTATCGAGCGGTAAGTGCCGCCCGTCCGACAAGAGGTACTCAGCATAGTACTGCACCGCGTCCATATCGAGCTCGATTTCGTCGACAAACATTTTACTTTCCTCTCTCTCCTTGAGGTCAGGGTAACGCTCGTACACCTGTACCTTATACCTCCAAGGGAGGCTGTCTAGATCATACAGAGCAGGAGTATCCTTACAGGCACGACGCAGGGGTTCAAGTTGCCCCCTGTGTCGTAGGTTTTTGATTGTAGACATAGTCATTCCACAATCCAACGCCTCCTCATAAGTGATGCCTATCTTATTGTCTAGATACTCCATAACACCTATTATTCGCCCGTTACGCTAGTGCAAGGAGGTATAATCTTACCACTTGCAATCCACACATCAGGCTCCACAGTTACCTCTCTACCGATACGTACATTATCGTCTATCACAACGTCTCCACCTATACTCACATAGTCCCCTAGTATGCAGTTGTCGCCGATTTGCACATCCTCACTCAGGTAGATATGATCACCGAGCTGTACGTTTTGCCCAATTTTGATATCAAGAGAGCTGGGGAGGAGGCTCTTGAGTTGCTCTACAGTCTTGTAACGATACGATATTACCGTTCCATCCTCTAGTTCGATTCTTAGACGTTTCATCCCTCTAGACCGTTGATTAGTGACCTTAGATTAGTAATTGTAAGCTCGAACTTCTTCTCCTCGTCGTCGCCATCCTTCATGATAATAGACTTGCGTTTAAGGTCTACAGTAGCCTTGCGGCTACCATACTGCCATATAAGGGTATCCCCCTCAATAAGCAGCACCTTGTCGGCATCTGCCGTAATGATCTCTTTCGCACCAACTCTCATAGCCTCGTTGCGGATAGCATTAGAGAGCGATGTCTTACGCTTATACGCAAGCGATTGGCTAATCATCGAGGGGCTACAACCGATAGCCTCCTCAATCTTACGCCGTACCCAAGGCGTGTACTCTATTCTTCTTTTTGCCTCCATCTTTCGTACCTTTGTTTTTGTTGTATTTGTATTTACAACGCAAAGTAACGACAAAGTTTTGACACGTGCAAGTTTTGATGGACAATATTTCAACAATAAAAGATCGGCTTATCCTTTTCATAGAGTCCATAGGCATAAGCAAACAGTTGTTTTTCAACGAGATGGGTATTGCACAATCCAACTTTAGGGGGAGCAACATGAAATCATCAATTGGGAGTGATAAGGTTGTTAAGATATTAACAGCATACCCTTCTCTTTCTCCAGAGTGGCTCATGTTAGGAGAGGGAGAGATGCTCAGAGATCCCTCCAAGCAAGCTACCAATGGCCCCAAAAAAGAAATAATACCAAGCCATACACCCCAAGAGGGCATACCCCTAATACCCATAGAGGCATGGGCTGGAGCACTAAGCGGAGAGGATTACAGCATAATGGAGGATGAGTGCGAGCGGTATATAGTGCCCTCATTCAAGGATGCTGATTTTCTTATTACCGTAAGGGGAGACTCTATGACCCCCAAGTATTACTCAGGCGATATTGTGGCGTGTCGTAAAGTTTTCCTATCCGATCTATGGTTCCAGTGGGGAAAGGTCTACATTATAGATACCAATCAAGGATCACTACTCAAGAAAGTAAGACCAGGTTCCTCTGAGGAGACGATTACCCTCGTCTCAGAAAATCCAGAGTACGAACCTTTTGAGCTCCGCAAGGATCAGATCTACAATATAGCCATAGTACAAGGTGTCATAAGAGCTGAGTAACTCAAAAAATGGATTTCAAAAATCCCAACCCCGGAGATTTGGATATAACAAACTGAAAATCAAAGTGCTATATATGTATCTAGCAAAACACATGCGGGTAATAAGGGGGTAGTTTCTCGCGATTTTTTGGCATTTTAGAGCATAAAAAGGGCAATATGGGGGGTAGATTCTCACTCTAGAGGGGTATCGAAATGAAACCCCATTAGCCTAATGGAGTTAGTTATCAACACCTAAGTTATAAACCCCAATTGAAACCCCAATTGAAACCCCAATGCCGTTTTTAACGCCATTTTAACACGCAAAAAGGCGAGCAAAAGAGGTAAAAATGGAGCCAAAAGGCGGTAAATACCCCCTCCGATCTCCGCTCATTTACCACCCATTTACCCATCGTTTACCGCCCTCTAAACGGCCGCTAAATCCGACACCATAAGACAATACAGGGAGCCCTAAATACCCCTCATTTTAGCCTGACGGCAGCGCGGAGGTATGCGATCTATCCACTCGCCCCCTGTAACGCCCGCAAATGCCGCTATTACGCGTCCTA